CCGCATTCCCATGCCGGACCAGTTCAGCCGCACCACCGGCTGCCTGGTTGCCGAGGAAGTGGCAGTGGCCGCACTCAATGCCCAGAAGACCGGCGGTGAGTTCGACCAGGGCGTGCTGGATCGCGCGGTGGCACTGACCGAAGGCCACGACATGCCCGACCAGGTCCGCGCCAAGCTGCTGCTGGCCCGGGCACGTGGTCTGCTGCAGACCGACACCGAGCAACTGCCGCTGACGGCCGAGGCAGTCGATCTGGCCGTTACTGACCTGGTCCGCGCCATCCAGCTGCACGATTCGTGCGGCGGCAAGAAGGATCTGGAAGGCGCCCAGCGCCTGCAGAAGAAACTCGCGGGCAACCAGTCCAACGACTGACCCGCACAACGAGCGTCCCCGCGACCCCGCCGGCTCGGGGCCGATCACCAGGCTTCTCTCCCCTGGTGTGACGCCCCGACCACCGGCGACTTATTGAGGCCACCATGAGCAGCTTCACCGCCAACGCATCCCCCAGCCCGCAGCAGCATCCGATCACGGCCGGCCCGTTCTGGCCGGAGATCGATGTGGCGTCGGTGCGGGAGGCCATCCGCATCACCGGCGATGTGACGCCGGCGCGTATGCGCAGCGTGGTGGCTGGCGCCGTGATGTCCGTCACCCGTGAGCTGGTCGATTACCGCGTAGCCAACGAGAAGGCCGGACATGCGCGCTTGGCAGACGTGCCGGCCGACCAGGTCGATGGCGTGTCCCAGCTAGTACAGCTCTACCGGCAGGCGGTGTACTGCGCCACCGCAGTTGTGTTGCATGAGCGGTACCGCTCGTACGACGCGACGGCACAGGGCAACCAGCGCGCCGATGACCTTACGCCAACCATTGATGAGATCCGGCGCGACCAGCGCAATGCCATCAGCGACCTGCTGGGGCAGCGGCGGGTAACGGTGGAGCTGATCTGATGCGCGTGGTGGCCATGCAAGGCGACACCATCGACGCGCTGTGCCACCGGCACCTGGGCACCACCGCCGGCATGGTCGAACAGGTGCTGGCCTTGAACTACGGGATCAGCCTGCATGGCCCGGTCCTGCCACACGGGACCGTGGTGGTCCTCCCCGATGTACCCACCCCTTCCGCCGGCGCCGTGACGCGCCCCTTGATCCAGCTCTGGGACTGATGATGACCGAACCCACCTCCACCGGAAGCATGGTTGCACTGGCCACTGGCGTCGGCCTGGCATCGCTGCTGCCCGGCATTGACGCAGACGCCTTCATCGGCGCCTTCGCTGGTGCCACGTTGTTCGTTGTGTCCGCAAAGGATCTGTCGATCTGGAAGCGGCTGATCTACCTGGCCATCAGCGTCGTCGCTGGCTACCTGGGCGGCACCGAGGTCATGCGTCGGTTCGATGTCGCCTCCAGCGGTCTTGCCGCGTTCTTCTGCGCGGCCACGATCATCACCCTCACCCTGGCCCTGATCGAGCGCAGCCGCACCGCCGATCCGGCCCGCCTGCCGCGTGGAGGCACCGATGGCTGAGTTCCTGAGTACCGGCACCCTGTTGTGCTGCCTGGCCATCTGCGTGCGCCTGCTCACCTACCGCCCGGCGGAGGGCGCGCGTCACCGCCACGGCGTCGCTTGGTGCGCCTGGCTGCTGATCGCGGCCACGGGCGGGCAGGCACTGCAGATCATCCTGCAGGGTGCCAAGGCGCCCACCAGCGGCTGGCAGCTGATGTTGCTGGTCGTGCTGCTGGTTACCACCTACCGGGCGCGCGGCAACGTGGCCCACCTGTTCGGAGTGGATTGACCATGATCACCGCCGCCCAGCTCGCCCAGGCGATGCAGTGCCCGCTTCCCCGCGCCCAGCGCTGGGTGGAGCCGCTCAACGCCGGCATGAAGCGATTCGGGATCTCTACCCCGCTGCGCGCGGCGCACTTTCTGGCCCAGCTGGGCCATGAGAGCCTGAGCCTGGGCCGCGTGGAGGAAGGCCTGAGCTACAGCCGCGACCGTCTTCTGGAGGTGTTCGGCAAGTACGTGACCCCGGCCGAGGCCGCCGCGTTCGTCCACCAGCCGGTCAAACTCGGCAACCGGGTCTACGCCAAGCGCAACGGCAACGGCGTCGAGTCCAGCGGTGATGGCCATCGGTACCGTGGGCGCGGGCCGATGATGCACACCGGACGCGGCAACTATCGCCGCATCGGGGAGCTGATCGGACAGCCGCTGGAAGAACTGCCCGCGCTGCTGCTTGAGCCGGAGACCGGCGCCATGGCCGCAGCCGCCTTCTGGGCCGACAACGGTCTCAACGTCTACGCCGATCAGCGCGACGTGCTGGCCGTCAGCCGCGTCGTGAACCTGGGCAACGCCCGCTCCCGTGCCACCCCCAATGGTTTTGCCGACCGCACAGCGCGCCTGCAGCGCTGCATGACCGCCTTGGGGGTGCGCTGATGCTGTACCGCGCCATCGTCCTGGTCGGCCTGGTGCTGGCCGTTGCCGGCTTGGCCACCTGTCAGCAGCAGCGCATTGGCCGCGCCCTCACCGAACGCGACGCCGCCAAGGCCGACCTGGCTGCTGCCGAATCCACCAATGCCGCCCTGGTGCGCAAGCTTCGGCTTGCCCAGGACACCACCCGCACCGTGACCGAGTACGTGGATCGCGTGAAGGTCGTCCGTGAGCGCGGCACCACCATCGTCAAAGAGGTACCCGTCTATGTCACTGCGAATGCTGATGCTGCCTGCACTGTGCCTGTTGGCTTCGTGCGCCTCCACGACGCCGCAGCGAGGGGCGACGCCCTCGCCGGAGCTGCCGGAGATCCTGATGCGCCCGCCGCCGGCGTTACGCTCTCTGCCGTCGCCGAAACTCTCGCCGACAACTACGCAAACCACCACGCCACCGTCGCCCAGGTGACCGGCCTGCAGCAGCTGGCGCGGCAGCTCCAGAGCGCACTGCAGCAGTGTGACGCGCGATGAAGAAACCGCAGCAGCTTCGCGATCACCTGATCGCCGCGATTCCGGCACTGGCCGACAACCCCGACCGCCTGCTCATCTTCGTGGAAGGCGGCGGCCTGACTGGCACCTACAGACCGGGACTGTGCTTCGAGTACCGGTACACGTTGGAGCTGGTGTTGACCGATTTTGCCGGCGCGCCCGAGGCGTTGATGCTCCCGCTGCTGCAGTGGCTCACCCGCCATCAGTCCGAACTGCTGGCCAACCCTTCCAACCGGGAAAAGCTGAGCTTTGAAGTCGATGTGTTGTCCGATGACCTGGTCGATCTGGCCATCAAGCTTCCGTTGACCGAGCGGATGAAGGTCCACCGCGATGAGCAGGGCAACCTGCAGCTGCAGCACCTGGCTGAACCTGCCACCGAAGGCGAACACGCCGACACGCTCGCGGGTGGGGCGTTGTTCGATGCCGGCGTGCTGGTGGCCACGCTGCCCCCCATCACCGCATGAGCGAGGACCTGCAGCGGCTGGAGGCATGGGCCGCACCCCTGCTGCAACGCTTGAAGCCGGCCGAACGTAGCCGTCTGGCACGCAAGGTGGGCATGGGGCTGCGCCGCGCTCAGCAGAAGCGCATCGCCGCCCAGCAGAATCCGGACGGGTCCCCTTACGCCCCGCGTCGCACGCCCACGCCACGCCGCGCCAAGGCCGGCCGGATCAAGCGCGGGGCAATGTTCGCCAAGATCCGGCAGGCGCGGCATTTGCGCGTCCGCACCAGCCCCCAGGAAGTGACGGTCGGCTTTACCGGCCGCGTCTCACGCATCGCCCGGATCCATCAGGAAGGACGCTCGGATACGGTGGGCGGAAACGGGCTGAGGGTCACCTATCAGCGCCGCCTGCTGTTGGGCTTTACCCAAGCCGATGAGCAGCTTGTGCGCGACCTCATCCTTGACCACCTGGCCGGGCAATAGCGTAGGCGCAGCCGCTACACGTCACCCCCGGCGGACACACGCGCGCCCGATGGGAAGCTGGAATTACCCCTCCAGCCGGTGCCGCCGTGTCTACGTTTACCGCCATCGAAGTCGACAAGCTGCCGGCACCGGACATCTTCGAGCAGCGCACCTTCGAGTCGATCTACGCCGAGCGCCTGACTGAGTTCCGACGCCTCTGCCCGGAATACACCGCAATCGTGGAGTCCGACCCGGTCATCAAGATCCTGCAGGGCAGCGCCTACCGCGAAATGCTGTTGCGTGAGCAGTCCAACCAGCGCGCACGTGGCCTGATGCTGCCGTACTCGCAGGGCGCCGATCTGGACAACCTCGCTGTCCCCTACGGCGTGCAGCGAAAGCTCGTCACGGCCGCGGATCCGGAAACCGGCGCACCGGCGCGGTATGAGAGCGACGAGGACTTCCGCCGCCGGATCCAGCTCGCGCCGGAGGGGCTGTCCGTGGCCGGGCCGGAAGGCTCCTACATCTTCCATACCCTGTCGGCCCACGTGGACGTGCTGGATGCCAGCGTGCACAGCCCATCCCCCGGCGAAGTGGTCGTAACCGTGCTGTCCCGCCTCGATGACGGCACGCCTGATTCCACCCTGCTCGCCTCCGTCGAAGCCGCGCTGCTCAACCGTAACGTCCGACCGCTGACTGATCACGTGACCGTCGCCAGTGCCCAGGTGCTGCCGTATGAGATCCGCGCGGAGCTGACCACGTTCAATGGCCCGGACAGCGGCTTGGTGATCGCCGAG